CCGACGAAGGCGGTTCCGTCGTCGTGGTAGAAGCGATAGCAGATCTCCGTGCCGCCCGGCAGGCCGCGCAGCTCCCCGGACAGGGTGGTGCGCACCATGCCGGAGGGGGGCACGGTGAACGTCAGGGAGGGCCACTCGTACTCCGTCAGCTCGTGCCAGTCCGTGTCCAGGCCGTACGAGGTCATCTTGTGCAGCCGGGTCACCGCGGGCATGTAGTCGGTGACCGGCACAGGTTCGGCGACCAGCGAGCCCTCGCCGACGTAGAAGTTCCCGGCCGTGGCCGCCGGGCTGCCCCATACCCGCGGCGTCAGGGTGACCGTCTCGCCGGGCTTGAGGCCCCAGATGAGGGTGCGTCGGCTGGCCGCGCAGTAGTTGCCGCCGGAGACGTCGCCCTTGCGGCCGTGCACGAGTTCGCAGTACTGGGGGTCGTTGTCGTCCGGCCACTCGAAGGTCGAGGCGGAGGTGGACACCTCGAAGGTCATCGTGGTGTACGCGGCGGAGCTGGCGTTGTTCCAGGCCCTGCCGGACAGTGTCACGAAGGCCATGCCGGACGGCGGCGCGGTGAACGTGAGCGGCGCCCAGACGGTCGGCTCGAAGTAGTTCCAGCCCGCGGCCAGGTCGCCTGCCATCGGCTGTGTCATCGACGACGTGACGGGGCCGATGCCGTCGTAGCCGGTGGTCGCGGGGGCCGCATCCGAGGTGAGGTACATCAGCGAGGTGGTGGCGCCGCCCGCGTAGAAGCAGCGCACCTCTTCGCCGACCTCGGGCAGCCGGGTGTCGGGCCACATGGGTTCGGCCCAGGGCTGGGTGTTCAGCCCGGACAATTGAGGGATCTTCAGCTTGGCCCGGCGCTGCCGGTTGGGGTCGCGGGTGGAGACCACCTGCGCCCGGTAGACGGCCGGGGTGACTACGGTGCCGCTCACGCATCCCCCTTGCGGTAGGTGGAGACCCAGTTGCCGTCGCGCAGCACGGTGCGCGAGGAGATGCCCGCGTCCTCGTACAGGGCCTGGGTGCGCGAGACGAGGTTGAGACGGTGCGGGTCGTCACGTCCCACGACCAGGTCCGTGGTGAACTTCGTCAGGCGCGCTGCGTTGGGGTTGATCTGAATGTCGTGCACGGCTTCCTTGATCATCCATCGGCCCCGCGATTTTTTGTCCAGGCCGCTGCCGGTCAGCCGCACTTCGTAGCCGGGCTTGAGTGAGGCATCACCGATGACGTTCGCGTTGGCCGTCACCCACAGGCGTGCGCTGTCCGCGGCGCCGCCCGCGTCCTCTCCGGCCAGGGCCTGGCTGAGGTTGTCGGTGCTGGTCTGGAGGGAGGTGAAGGCGCTGTCCCGGCCGGAGCGGGCCACCACGCGGCTGATGTGGCCGGTCGAGGTGTTGTAGCCGAACGACTCCTGGCGGGTGAACCGGCCGCCCTCGGGATCCATCGTCCCGTCGATGTCCTCAAAGCTGTAGAGCGTGTTCGTCAGGCCCGGCAGGTCGGTGTGCTCGAAGACCGGCACCACCGAGTTCGAACGCAGCGAGACAACCGGGGTGGTGACGTACACGTCGCTGTTGTCGACCACGACCCGGCGGCCGAGATCCTCCGCCATCTGCACCAGGTACTGGAAGTCGGAGGTGGCGTTCTGCGCGGCGCCGGGCTGCACGACGCTGGACTTCTGCACGTGGGGGCGCAGGCCGTAGCTGTTGATGATCTCGCGGGAACGGTAGGAGTGCGTGGAGGGGATCCAGGCGCGGCTGGACTGCGACTGCATCTTGTGCGAGCAGCCGGTCAGCAGGTAGGTCACCTTCAGCCGGGGCTGGTTGGCGATGGTGGTGCCCTCGGCCGACGTGCTGCTCTTCGCCGACAGCACATAGCCGCACCAGGTACCGGAGTTGCTGACGTTGCGGCCAAAGTTGATCCGTACCGGGGTGCCTTCGGGCAGGATGCCGCGCCGGGCCATCGACCAGCCCGAGACATGTGTGGATCGCTGCCCGTACAGCAGCACGTCGAGCTGGGCGACGGGGTGCATGTTCTCGCGCAGGTACAGCTTGAGGCCGGTCACCGTGGTCGACGCATCCAACTGCGGCGTGGTGACCTTCACATAGGGCCAGTACGTCCTAACTGACACGCGGCACCCTGATCATCGTTCCCGGCTCGATGTCGTTCCAGTTCAGGATCTGCGGGTTCACGTCGGCGAAACGCCACCACTGTCCCGAGTCCTGGTAGTGCTGATAGGCCACCAGGTCCACACGGTCGGTGCTCTTCCACTGGTACATGGTGATATTCGCCCGCCGAATTTTTGAGGGGCGGGGAAGAAGTACCTTCTTCGACGTGCCGTCAGCCAAGTCGCGGGTGACGACGTTGCATTCGGCGTAGCGGGAACTCGACGAGACAGTCATAGATCACTCCGTAGCCGTTCCGTTCAGCATCATCCCCTGCGGCAGCTTCTTCATGGATATGTTCACCGACGCGCGCACCGGGGTCATCTTCTGCGTCCAGTGCGTGTAGTTGATGTCGAGGCCGTCGATGTATCCGTAGAACGTCAGGAAACGTTCGCTCGGCTCGCCGAACACCACCTTGAGGGGAATCGTCGCCATGATTCCGGAGTAGTTGGCTGCGCGCTCGTACGGGTCGAACCCCATCAGCTCCTTTTCGAGCTGGGTGTACGCGTTGCTGACCTGCTGATTGACCGCAGCAGAAGCTTCGTTCGACGAGTTGGCGACGTCATCGAGCACCGTGCCGCCGGAGTCGGCGTCGTCGTCGCTGTCGTCGCCGGAATCCTCTTCGTCGCCCGACGTTTCCAACTCGCCGATCCTGTCGTCCGGCACCTTCTGGTTGATCCCGACGAGGGAGTAGAGGGCGTCGATGTCGACGAGTACGCCGCGCTGGTGGACGGACCAGTCGTCCTTGGACTGTGTCGCCACTTCGAAGGTCCGGTCGAAGAGCAGGTTGAACGCACAGCCTGCACTGAGCGCCGTCAGTTCCTGGCCGGGGTCGGCGGGGTTGCGGGCGAACATGGCCGACGCCACCTCGCCGTCGATGGAGTGCTGCATGGCGACGGTCGAGGGGTTGTAGAGGAAGTCGACGCGGTATCGCTTCTTGTCGAAGGTCATCTGGTTTCCGGCCGTGACCATGTAGCCGCGCGTGAGGGCAGTCTTCGTACGGCTGTTGGTGTTCTCGGGCTGAACGTATCCGCCCGAGGTGCCGCGCAGACCGCCGACGCTGTAGATCCGCTTGTCGAACAGCGGGTTGCACAGGTAGGCGCCCCGCTTGACGAGGCTGGTGGCTTTATCGGTCGACTTGGTAGCCATCACATTCCCTTCATGCCCCGGCCCCGATTTTCCGGATGCGGTCGTCGTTCTCGATGGCGGTGCGCAGCTCCTGCCACAACTGCTTTCCGTTGACCCCCTTCGCGCCGTTCACGTTGAGCTGGATTGCTCCCGACTGGAAGGTGACGGTGCCTCCGCCCCCGCCACCGGCCGCGGAGTTGTTGACACCGGCTGCGCGGTCGGCCGCCTGAGCGGACGGGGAGTAAATGGGCTGGGTCTCTCGCAGCAGCGCATTGCGAATCGTTTCGGCGCTGCGCCGCGGGATGATCATCTCGCCCTTGTGGACGGTGGTGTCCTCGTCGTCCGGGATCTCGAAGGCGCCCTTGGCATAGCCGCCCGGCTGGGCCGCGCGCTGAAGGCCGTTGGAGCCGTACCGGCTGATCGCGTACTTCGATCCGGCGTAAATGTTGGCGTGGCCGTTGGTGGAGACGCCGTACTTCTTGGGCTTGGTGCCCTTGTACTTCCCGGCGTACGCGTTAAAGGTGCCCTTGATGACCTGCATCAGGCCGACGGAGGGGTGTCCGGCCTGCCAGTTGGAGTCCCATTTATTTACAACGTTGGGGTCGCCGCCGGATTCCTTCTTGATGGTTTTGAGGATGTAGGTGGCGTCGCTCGCGGGCCTGCCGAGTTCCTTGGCTACCTTCTTGGCGGTCGGCTTCCAGCGGTCAACTCCCGTGCCGCTGGGGTTGTCCTCGGCGTTGGCGCCGGTCGAATCCTTGTCCTCGTCGGCGGCCTCGTCCTCCGTCGATTCGTCTTCCTTGTCGTCCTCCGAGCTGCCCGGCCCCGAGACGCCCGCGGAGGCTCCCATGGCGGAGGAGAGGACGTCCTTCTCGTTGGCGCTGCCGTACAGGTCGCCGATGGCATTGATGGCACCGCCGCCGCTGGAGGAGTCCTTCTCGTCCTTCTCGTCCTCCGAGTCCTCTTCCTCGTCGTCGCCTTCGCCACCGGCACTTGTCCCGCCCGTATTTTTCAGGTTGATCGGCAGCTTGTAGCCGCCTATGTCCTCGGTCCATGTGGGGTCGCCGACGCCCCACTTCTTCTTGAGGAAGTTGATGGAGACCTTGTCGATCTGACCGTGTCGCTTGATGTCGTTCGACCACAGCATTCCGCCGCCCGCGGACAGGGCGACGTGGCCGTGGGAGGACAGTCCCGGCCACCACAGCGGGGCGCCAGCCGGGGGCGTGCCGCCCTTGTGGCGCTTCTTCGTGTACCCGTACGCCTGCCGGGCGTCGTAGCCGTGGCCGACGTTGCCGCCCCAGGCCAGGTTGACGGAGTTCAGGCACATGCCCGCCCAGCTCTTCGACGGGTTACGGGACTGACTCGCCATGAAGTTCAAAGCCTGCTTGACGGTCTTGCCGTGATAGTCCTTCAGGCCGTCGTTGCCTGCGCCCAGACCCTCGTTGCCGCTGCCCGGCCCATCCCCTCCGCCCAGGCCGGACGCTGCGACATTTTGCTGGAAGGCGCCGGGGAATCCGCCGCCCAGGCCTCCGAAGCTCGGGCCGCCTCCGTGGCCGCCGGAGTCGCCCGTGACCCTGCCGGTGGCTTCGGAGATGATCCACTGCTTGCCGGAACCAGCACCCTTCAACTCGCCCATGAACGGAATGTCATCCGCCATGTCGTGCATCTTCTTGGACCACTTCTCCATCGCGTCGATGGAGTCCTTCATGCCCTTGGCGAAGTCGTTGGCGTAGTCGGCTTCCTGCTTGGTGGTGAGGGATTCCTTCTCTTTCTCCTTGGCGGTCGTCGAGTCCAGGCCCTTGACCCCGGACTTTTCGAGTTCCTCCTTGGCCTTGCGCCCCTTGTCGGAGTCCTCGCCCGCCAGGGCCATCTTCTTGTCGAACTCCTTGGCGCCCATACCGGAGTCGAGCTGGCCGAGCATCTGCTTCTGCATGGCCGTGATCTGCGAGTCGCTCATGCCCATCTGGTTCTGGAGCGTGCGCCGCATGCTGCCGGAGGCACCGAAGGCGGCGTTGATGCCCTTGCGGGTCATCGGGGCACCCCGTGTCACAGCCTTCCAGGCACCGGCACCGATCTCCGCGGTGCCCTTGGGATTGCCCTGGGCATCGAGCGTGCCGCCCATGCCGAGCATCATCGACTTCATGTTGTTCTCGGGGCGCGACATCAGATTGGACATCGACATGGATTCCATGCCGGTCATCTGAGGGTTCATCATGTTCGTGCCGACGGCCACGCCCATGCGCTGCTTGAACCGAGGGTCGTTCTCGCTGGACGCCCCCGACATCTGCAAGGCGTCCTGGTAGACCGCGGACTGGTCAGCCGTGGACGTGAACGTGTTGTATTGCTTGAACGCGTTCCCGGCCCGGACGTTGTACATCGACTGGCCGGTCTGGACGGCCGCCTGCTGGTAGTAGCCCTCGCGGATCTGGCCTTGCTGCTGGGACCCGGCGAGGTTGGCGGAGATCGCACTGAGTGCCGTGCTGGCCGCCTTGTTGGCGGCGTCGGTGCCGGTGGTCGGGATGCCGAGTTGCTTCGCACCCCACCCGGCCGCGGACCGGATCCGGGACTGATGGCCTTCGCCCGAGTCGTCGGGAACGCTGGCGGGGCCACCCTGCTCTCCGCCTCCGCCGCCCTGGCCGCCGCCCCCGCCGCTCTGCCCGCCGCCCTGGGAGGAGCCGGGGGCGCCGGAGTTGGTGACGGTGGCCCGGTCGCCGCCCTGCTGCTGGGAGGCGGTGATGGGGATGGACTGGTTGGGCAGGGTGGCGCTACCGCCGTAGGAGGGCTGGGTGCCGGGGCGTACCTGGGCGGTTCCGGCGGCGTAGGAGGCTCCGGCCTGCGGGAAGCTGCCGCCCGAGGAGGCGGCCTGTCCGGCGCGCTGGAGTCCGCTGATGGCGTTGGTCAGCGCCCGGTTGAGGTCGCTGATCTTGGAGTTGAGCTGCTCCAGCTCGCGGGCTCCGGCGTCGATGGCGCCCTGCATCTTGCCTACGCCGACGATGGAGCCTGCGACGTTGGGCTCACCGGAGGACGAGGATGCTGAGGTGTCGTCAGACGGCATTCTCTGCCTCCAATTTTTCTCGGCGCCAGACGGCGAAGTCCAGATAGAAGCGGCGCTCGCTGCGGGTCAGGCTGCGGATCTCGCTGGGTTGCCAGGCGGGATGGGCGAGGGTGAGGGAGACGTAGTCGGTGCGGACGGCGACGGCGTCAGATCTCGCGAAACAGGTCCCCGGCCGTCACCGGCACCGGAACCTCCTGTCCGCAGTCGTCGTGGGTGATGGTCAGGTCCGCCATCTGCGGGCCCGGCACGTGGTCGTTGAGGTGCTTGAGGATGGTGCCCCGGTCCTTGACGCCGAGGTTGCGCACGGCGTCGGCGGAGGCACGGATGCGGCTGCCGTCGGGCTTGATGAACTCCTCGACCACGCGGGACAGCAGCAGGGTGTTGAGTTCAGCGTTGGTGGTGCTGTCCTTCTCGGCGGCGTCGAGGAGTTCGGCCTGTTCGTTCCCGGCGGGGAAGCGGACGAGGGCGCGCTTGGTGCGCAGTTCGATCTCCTCCCGCAGATTTTCGGGGGCGGCGCGAACCGGCATGTCCTTGAGGTTGATGGTGACGTCGATGCGGACCCGGCAGGTGGGGCAGCGCACGCCTGCGAACTCCATCTCGTCGCCGAACATGGCGCGGCGGATGGCGATGAGGAGCTGGTCGCGGTCGCCGACGTAGAGCTTGCGCAGGCCCTCCTGGGTGGCGGGCCTGGAGCCGAGGCGCTCGGTGCCGAGTTCGAGGATGCGGTCGATGTAGGCCCGCGTGCGGTTGCGTACGCGGGCCAGGGCCTCTTCATCGGCGCCGGTGAGTTCGCGGACTTCTGCGGAGACGATGGATTCCCCCTCGACGTTGATGCCGATGGGGAGTTCCACGTAGCCCTCGGAGGCATCGGGAACGCTGGGGGCGTCCCCGACGGATGCGGTCAGGGCCTGGGCGGCTGCCTCGTTGGCCTTCTGGGGGTCTTCGAGGCCGCTGACCACGGGGGCGTCGATGTTGTCGAAGTTGAAGTCGTCGGATACAGCCACGATTGATTTCCTTTTCTGGCCCGCGAATTTCCTGTGTGCTAGCTGAACGAGACGCCGTTGGAGGGCCCGGCCTTTTCGGCGATCTTGAAATCCCAGCCCTCGTGCGCCAAGGTCAACTGCTCGACCTGATAGGCGTTCTGGGAGGCGTCGAGGTCACCGAACGAGATGACGGTGGGCCACGCGTTGTAGACCCTCCAGCACGCCTTCACCGCGGCCTTGGTCTTCGTCACCGGGTGGTCGATGAGCATGATGTCGACCCACGCGCGGAAATCCGTCGCGGTGTCGTAGTTCTCGCCCGCGCCCTGCATGACGTTGAAAAGCTGGTACATCCACTTCATGAGGCCGGTGTCGCCGACCATAAGCCCCTTGGAAAGGGTGATCGGACTGAAGTCGCTCTGCCCCGGCATCTTTTGCGTTGTCGTGTTGTGCCCGCCCTGCCGGTAGGCAATGACGTCCGTGTTGATGGACAGTCCGGACACCGTGGAGAAACCCAGGGTCGGGTAAGCCTCGGCGAGCTTTCCCACGCGGCTGATCTTGACGTGGAACTTGAATGCACGAAGCGGGTCCGTGGCTATGGTCGCCAGTGACTTCTGCTGCGTGACGGTGGTCATGTTTGCCATGGGTCATCGCCTCCGATCAGGCCGTGGTTTCTTCGACGTTGGTGCCGCCGTCGTACTGGCTGATGTGGATGGCGACGAATTCGGCGG